CTGGCTTGTATTTCGGTGCAGGTTTCACCAAAAGATAAAGGGGGAAATTAATCCCCCTTCACTTACTTATTATGAGAATCTTTAACGGTCTTATTTAACAACCGTATAGCGTCTGATATTTCTTTATCTTCAGCAGTGCCTAGCCAACCTAGTCTGTCTGACACTGACTGAGGTAACAGACCAAAGAAAGCGCAACGCTTTGCATCTTCCATTGTTCCATATGCATAGACCTGACCTGTTTTCTGGTCTACCCAATCACCATTTTCTTTATAGCCACACTTACCACTAAGCGCACCTAAGTATTTATTAGTATCAGCAAAAGCAACTCCACATATTGCAAGTACTAATATAATACCACTAGCTATTAATAAGTTCTTAATCATTTTTACTCCAATCTTCAACGATATAATCAAATAAAATAAATACTTCTTTGTTACCTGACTCAGTAATCTTTACGTGATCACCTGGATTAGAATACTTTCTAGCATACTTTTTGGCATCACGCAATAAACTAAATGTATTTGCTGTTTTACCTCCATCTTCTTTAGTTACTACTGTTTTAAAGTTCATTTTTTGTCCAATCTTTAAAAATTGACCTCGTAGGATGCGCGAGAAAGGTGTCTAACGATAGTCTCTAGTAGGTATAGTCCATATTTTACCTAATCGCGCTGTGTGAGCGTTTAAAGTGGCTTACGCTCGATTTCGGGTTTTTCTGACCCAAAAATACGTAGTAAATACTCATATGCTGTATTAACATTAAAAAATTTACGAAATCCGTTTTGTGCAGGGTCAGAATTTATTTTATTTTCTTTTTCCCCTTCTAATCTTTCTCCGATAGTTCCCGAATCTACTACACACATCTTATGTTCTAGGCTTGGGTATAAAACTAACGCGGTCCAAGTGCCAGTAATCTTATTTAAATATATAGTAGTAACGTGACCTCTTACTGAGAGTCCTCTGAACGCGATGTATTCCCCATGAGTTTTTTCCAAAGAAGCGATAGCCTTTTCCATACTCCTACAGTTTGTTCCTGGATTTGTTTGTTGTGCTTTCGATTGGGAAACATTAAACGCAAATATACATATAGCAATTAATCCCCCCATTAGTTTAGTTTTCATCGTTATCTCCTATACGATTAAGTTGTTCGTAATACGCAAGGTTGTAGCCTCGCAACCACTCCCTATACCTATCTGATGTAACAGGAAATGGATTATTTTTATTACGCCTAAATCCTATCCTGCCTTGATGGACGATATCCCTCATTGGAAAAGGATATCTTCTGCGTTTTCTAAACGCCACAGACCCCTCCTGAATTGGTAATTTCGCATATATCATGTGTCTCAACATGCTCTTCAAACTCCGTACCTAATTTATCTATTGCTTCACTATATGGTACTACAGATAATGGTTGACCACCTCTGCATCCATCTGGATAAGCAGTGAACCCTCTTAATCTATGTGCATAAGATGCTAGAGTATTGGTAAAGTCATCAACCGTATCTTCATTATTAAACTTAGATCCCCATGCTGGTAAGTTAATAGTTGAACTAATACTCATGTCCACATAGTCTTGAACATCAGCTTGGAACTTAATCCTTCTTTCATAGTCATCTGCTAGATCTAATGCAGACTCTATCTTCTCAGGATCAGCACCATACATATCTATTAACTCTTGTGCAGCAGAGTCTATAACATACTGATACTTCCAACGAGTACCGCCACGTAGATACCTACGCTTGTAAGCCACCGCAAATATTGGCTCTATCCCACTGGAGCTACCAGCGAGTATAGAAATACTACCAGTAGGAGCGATAGCCCTGTTCGCAACTGGTCTGGATATAGATAACTCATCAGAAAATTTCTTACTTGTGTTATCACTAACCCCTTGATATATCGATAACCATCTATGTAGTGTTGGGGTAACTTCATACTTCTCTCCACGTTTAACTAACCATTCATGCATACCCATTAGACCTAAACCTAATCTTCTATTTTTCTCTCTAGTTTTATATACTTGTTCATATGGTAGTTCTGCACGTAAAGTACCACAGATTAAAAACTTAGTTCCTAATTCTACTATTCTTGCAAGTTCAGTTATAGAATCAATACGCCCAAGATTGATACTCCCCAAATTGCAAACATCACTATCATCAGCACTGCATACTTCAGTGCAAGCATTTCGTAGTGTCTCATCTTCATTCTCCATAAAGTTGAAACTGAAACCAGGCTCTGCTGATCGAAGTGCTTGCTTTACATTACTCTTAAATACCTCACCAACATCTCCTGTCTTCCAGTAATTTAATAGCCATTCGGTGTCATAGTTTACGCTGATGTTAGTCATATCTAAAGGTGCGCGAAAGTTAAAGTCTTGCTCCTTGATCTGTTTAAGAGTGTACCCTGTATCACCGACAGGCATTGTATCCCAATCTTTTGCTGTAAGGAAACTGGGAATATCATTGTGCTTCCAATGTAACGAAGCATACATGGCAGATCTGCGTGACCCACCTTGCATTACATTAGCACCTATACTATTAATCATTTGCATTTTAGGAATCGGTCCAGAAGACAGACCACCTGATCCACCTAGCTTTCTACCTGACTCTCTGTACACAGAATAGTCTACTCCGATTCCACCTCCTGTCATCAAACATGATTCAGACTTCCAACTTAGATTGGCCCAATCTTCTCTTGTATCTTCTTCTGCTTTTAATAGAAAGCAATTGTTATAAAATCTTTTTTTTCTACCTGCATAGTAAAGATACCTACCACCTGGAACAAACTTTAGATCTTTAATATACTTTTGTAGTTCTCTACGTTCTTCTTTATTCATTAAAGCTTCTTCATCAGGACGTAGATCACCGCATACATCTTCAACTAGCACTCTAGCCAACTGCTCCCATGTATCACAACCTGTATGAGCATACTTTAAATTAAATATATCTTCTGAAAATTTTGAACGAAACATTGGGTTCATGTTGGATTTAAATGTCATCGATTATAACCTTTATTTTATTAATATCTATACCATCAATACAATCTTTTATTGCATTAGAGATTAAGTCTTTTAGTTCAGACTCTAATCCATCAACTCCATCAGCAGGTAGCCATGAAGCATCCTTATCTACGTCAGCAGTTATTCTAACAAATACTATCACTGGAAGTATCCTCTAGTCTCTATGCTTTTCATACTCTTCAAGAGTAACTTCTTTTAATAATCTTTCAAGATACCATTGTGCTTTTTTTAAATCCTTTATTGATTCATCTTTATAATTAAACCTCCAAAGATATTTCATTACGTTACCTTGTAGGTAAAATTTAAAGTTTGATCCTGTTGCTGCTTCTATTGCATCAATGCATTCTATATCACCTTGATTATAGTGCGGTGGATGATTTACCATATCAGTAGCTAGATACTCTGTCATTAGTGTAACCTCTTTGAAAAGTTTGCGTAAATTATATTACCGTCTACATTTTTTACTTTTTTTATTGGTTTTAGTTCTACCTTACCATCACCAGTAGATTGAGCAACTGCATTCTGTATAGTTGCTTCTAACATCATAGTAATACTATCACCAATTTCTAGTAGCATCTCATGGGCAGGGCTTTCTGCTAACTTATCAGATGTAAAGTCTCCTACATATAAACTAATAGTTTTACTTTCTTCATCGTAGTTACAGAAGATAGCGAATGTATTATCTGGTACTGTAACTTGATGTATTACTTTTTCTTTTTTGTCATCGAACACGTTAGTATCTCCAATAAATCTTCAGCATAAACTAATGCCAAAGGTTGTTTTCTATCACCTTTTAATATAGCAATAGGTTTAGTATTTTTAATTAGATTTCTTTCTGCTTGTTCCAATGCCTCATATATAGAGAAAGAAGACCTAGACTTGCACTCTACTGTCCAAGGAAATAACTTTCTTGCTAGTGGACTAAGCCCTATATCAGGTCCATTAACTCCACCAGGGGTAGAGGTAACATCATCCTTTTCTATACCTTTTAGATTAGAATGTAAATAGTTACGTACCCACTGCTGAAGTCTTCTTCCCTTTGCCTTTGCGGAAGAAACTTTAATCCTTGAAGACCGTGTAGTAGTTGTACGCTGTTGCCGACTTGGACCTTGGGTTTTTCGCATAGATTAAATCAGGCCAACAAGAATACTTAAAGTTACAATAACTACAAGTCATACCTAACTTTCTATTTCCTGTTAACTTCCTATAAAAGGTTTCGGGTTCATCCTCAAAGCATCGTTCAAAGTTTGACTCATCTGCTTCAAGGTACTTAGTTACTGTGTTGTTGATCTTAGTTGTATAGACTTCTTCATCATCTGGATCAGCCCTAACAACTTTCATTTCACCTGACTCTTTGTTGATAGCAATCCAGCCACCAGCTTTGATATCAGGTGTTTCTTCTCTTTCTGCTTTAGTATATCCGTATAACTGTTCTAGATAACCAAAGTCATCATTATTTTTAAGTGCTTCATACGATTGAAACTTCTTTTCAAAAGCAAACCTAGAAGCACTTTTGATATCCCAAAGAGAGTGAGAGTTACCTTCACGTATGATAAGATCTAACTCTCCCCTTACATATCCTGCTTCTGTCTCAAGCACTACTCGTTTATTAAGATCAACTATTTCTACTCCAGCAGCTAATAGTAAAGCTACTGCAATTACTTCTGTCATATCTCCATATAACATTTTAATTTTAAAAGAGTCGCTTTCTGCAACTTTATCCCATCCTAGTTTTTCAGCATGAAGCTGACAAAATGGTTTTCCTAACTGGGACATACTAGGAAGACCAGATCCTTTCTTTCTAGTATAATTAAATTTACCTAACTTATTATTAAACATCTGACTAGCACGAAAGATGATATCGTCAGGTAGTTTAGGTTCACTAGCTAAAAAAGTTTCTAGCTTAGTGGCGATATCCATAGTTAACCTTCAATGATGTCGTTAAAATCATCATCAGTTTTTGTTTCAGAATACTCTCGCATTCTATCGGAGACTTGTTCATTTTCTTTCTTAACTAAATCAACAAAGTCTGTAATTAATCCCCTAGTCTCATCTGTTAGAGGATGCATTTTAGTTATTATTGGTTGATACTTCAATACAAACCACTTATTAGAACCTCGTTTCTCTAATTTAAAAGAGATTTTCATCTCATGGTTGTAAGGCTTACTCTGCTGGTGCATCATTGCCTTGATAACCTTACTCACTTCCATAAAATTAGAAGGTCCAAGCTTCATACGAAAAGGTACTTCATTAATCTCTACCTTCTCATCAGATCCTGGAATTATAGGCTTCTCCATACGCATCAAACCAAATACGTGTCTGTAGAGTTTAACTTTAGTTGCGTTAGCGTAAGCTATAGGATCTACACCTCGTAGCTTCTCCTTCTCTTTACTAGGAATCCAACCACATTTGTCACCACCATGCCAATCTAAAGCAGTGCTGCCAAAGTTCTGAAAGTGCTGAGACATATTACTAAACTTCTCTGCATCAGAATCAAACACTGCTGTTTGCATGGTATCTAAAAACACTCTGATATAAACATCAGCAGAGTATACATCACCATATTCAGGATGCTCCAAAGCAATAGATGGAACTGGTATATTACTTACCAACTCTCCATCCACCTCTACAGAACTGTCTCTATTTATCCTAGCCCTAGCTAAAGTTGGCCCTGTATCTATAACAGAATACAAAGCATCTAGGTTATCAGACATTGTATCTATCGTTGCTAATTCATTCATGTATTTCACCTTTCAAAAAAAAACCTTTATAACATAAAACTGCTCATTTGTCAAGTATATTTTAGTGTTTTCACAATTCTTTTTTTACATATTTTAACGCTTTTGTTAGACCCTCTACATCATCACCAAGTAAACCGATTGCTAAATTACAGTGATGACATAGCCAACCTCTAAATGTTTCTGTTTCGTAACAATGATCTAAAACAGTTTTTATTTCTTGTTTATTACATATAGCACAATGTGTTGTTTGAGGAGGTGCAGTTTTTCTTATTTTATCCACCACCTTGCTATGAGATTTTTGACATTCTTTACATGATGTGCTTCTACTTTGTCTGTGATCACCTGTTGCTCTTCTATATAGTCGAAACATCATTAGAGGTTTTTCTTTTTTACAGTGTCTGCATACTATAGTATCCTTTTCTTTTTTTAACTCAGACTCAAATAAACTGAGTTGTTCAGACATTAAAACTCTCCTGTTCCATCCAGTTCTTTCCTATTGACATTTCAACTTCCAGAGGTATGAAATCACTCAAACCAAACCTTCTCTTCGCTTCCTGCTGCGCTTCTAGTAAACAATTTGGTCCTACTTCTTTAACTATCTGTACCTCATCTGGATGAGTGTCAATGAGAACACTGTCATGCACAGTATTAATTACTATACTTTGTAGTCCTAGTTCCTTTAATTTGTTGAATAATATTATTACGCCAAGTGGTACAATCTCAGCAGTAGCCACTGACTGCACTGGATAGTTTACAATCTGTGTCTTGTATGTAGCTGTACCAGAGAAGTTTCTCTGACAATCAGGAAAACTAAACTGTCTACCTGTCGCAGTAGTAACTACTTTGTGTTGGATGGCTTCGTTTTGGAGATGTTCATGCCACTTAAAGATGCCTCTATATTTGTTGAAGAACTCTTTGAAATAGGTTCGTTGAGCAGTTGTACCTTGTGTTCCCCCATAAAGAGGACGGAAGGTGGAAGCTTTAGCTGCTCCTCTTTCAGTAGGTTCTCCGTTATTAGAGAGGACTTGGGCAGTGTAGGCGTGAACGTCAAAGCCAGACTCGACTTCTCGCTTAACAACTTCATCAGTAGCGAGTATTCCTGCCACCCTAAACTCAAGTTGAGAGTAATCGATTTCGACAAGTTCTCCTCCTTTAAATCGACTAATAAATGCTTTACGTACAGGGAAAAGTCTGCCTTTAGGCATATTCTGTAGGTTAGGACTGCTACTACTTAGTCTACCAGTTGCTGTTATACACTGGTTAAAGTTTGCGTGGAGCAACCCATCACTCTTAATACCTTTTCGTATACCTTCGATAAAGGCAGACCTATAAGTTTCAATGGCTGACAATCGCACGATAGACTCTATAAACTTTTTAGCTTCTGGATTAGTTACTTCATTCAAAAGCATACTGAGTGTGTTCTTGTCAGTCTTGAAACCACCAGCAGAAGCTAGGGAAAGTCGTGGGGGCAAATTTAAACCTCCCCTATCTTCCAGATCAATATAAATGATACCCTTCCCTGCACAGACTTCACATTTAGTCTGCTTCTTAAAATTAGTACCATCCTTCTTGACCTTAAAGTAGCCACCCAAACCATTACAGGATGGACACTTTGCTGATCTTACCTTCTTGGATCTTTTAAAGCAGCTAGATACTGCTTCTCTAAAGCTATTTAGATCCATAGTAGGTCTTGGCAAGGGCTTACCTCTGTGGTCAACCCCTATGTTCATTAAACTCTTCCAGGATTTCTTATCAACTAGCTTGCAAGAATATATCACTTGAGATAACTGCTCTGGTGAAGAGAGGTTTACCTCTAAGTCACCCATTAGAGAACGAACTTTCTGATTCAGATAAGAATTTAACTGAGCCTGTTCTCTCTCGTACTCTTTGTCTACCTGAGTAAGTACGTTGAGATCTATAGCCATGCCTGATCGCTCTATATCAGTCAGTACAGAACAGAACTGACACATAAGATCTCGTATTGGTATCAGAGATAGATTGCATTGCTGTTTGAATAATTTTTCTTGCTTCTGAAATATGTCAGCAGTAGCCAGTACATCATCACGTAGATATGATATCTGTATATTTTTAGGAAGATCACTGTAGTTCAATCCTTTGTTAAGAATATTCTTCAGTACATCCTGTTTTTTTACAGAGTCATACTTTTGAGATAATGCATCAAGACTAAGCTTACTACGAATACCTTTACTCAGTACATACTCATTGATCATGGTATCAATAATCTTAATATCACAGTCAATACCAATCTCACGTAACCAAGCTACATCAAACTTAGCATTGTGAGCCACGACATGGCTTGCACTACTTAGTGTTTGTTTGAAGGTTTCAAACTCAACGTGATTACTATCTTCAACATTTAGTATGATTACTTCAGTGTTACCATCTACAAGATAACCATGAGGAGATCTTATGGTATAACCTATTGCAGCTAAAGTATTATCCTTATTGTAAGGAGATGGATCATTACGATCCCCGCCAAGATTAACTTCAAGGTCTAGAACTACAGCATAGTCAGTCATCACTAGTTACGCCAAGCATATCAAACATTTTATAATCAGAGTTTTTATCTACTTCACGCACTTCTAGTTCAACGTATTCATCACCCCAAAGGCTTCTATACAAGTCTCCTTCTGCTTTCAACTCAGTTGTAGGCTTTTCAGAAAGACACTCCCAATAATACACACCATCTGATGCATATGTTTTACCTGCTGCAATATATCTTTTTCTATAATTTGTCATCGCTTCATCTCCGCAGTTTGTTTATCTAACATACGATCAATAGTGTTACGACTTCTTCTTACAGCTTTTAATGTTTGTCTGCTGACATTACGCCTTTCACCTTTCGATACGTAGTGTCCTCCAGACTTCTTTCTCTTTGGCATTGTATACCCCTATCTATAAAATATATGATCACCGATTGTAACTATTTTCTCTAGCTTTGTCCAGCCTGGATCTACATATTTTGCATGAAAATATTTAGCATCGTCTACGACTTTGACATTACCATAATTTCCATGAACAAATTTTGCTATATCTACAGACTTCAGCCAAGCTATTCTATCCTTTGGCTTATCTGATTTACCATCGCAATACCAGCTAAATTCACAGCGATGCTTTATCGGATAAGTCTTTTTCCATTTGTATGTTGGACCTTGCTTGACGACTGAACAGATATCGTTAGGCCAACGTGGATCTGCAACACGATTTAGTGTCACCTCTGCCACAGCTATCTGACCTATGGTAGATTGGTCACGCGATTCAAAGTAAATGTTCTGAGCTAGGCACGTTAAGGCTGCACCTATAGCTAGTGTAGTAGCTTCTAACATTATATTATATCCTTATATATTATTATA